CACGAACGGCTTCTTCACGATCCCGCTCTGCGTTCTTATTACGCTCAGTTAATTTTTTAATTCTTTTTTGAACGTTCTTACTATAATCAGATAGCTCTTCTTCATTATCAGAAGCTTCTACCTTTTCAGAACTTTCACTAGAAACATCTTCTACCGGCTTTTCTTCAGTAGCCGTTGTTTCTTCTGCTTCAGTCTCTACAATAATCTCTTCTTTTTCCTCAGCCATTTTCATCTCCATGTCTTAAACGTGCTTAACGTCGTCTGGCTCTAATAGTGTAGCAATCACTTCATCGTCATTAATGATGCGAACTTCACCTCCATCAATCTTAAATCGAGATCCAGAATATCGACCTATGCAAACCCATTGTCCTTGCTCACACCATGGCGTGGAATCAGGTCCAAACTTGTCAGGGTCTTTATATGCGAGGGGGCCCAGCCTCAAAACATAACTAACAACTGTAGCGACCGATTCCCTCTCACGCACCTCCTCGGGTATATAAAGACCAGATGCGGTCTTTACTTTACCTTGGTAAGGCATGACAAGAATCCGCCAACCAGTCGGTTGAGGCAATCTTTCAATAAGAGATTTGTCTATTAGAGACGGGTCCAAAACCCGAGCGTCAACATACGCGCTTTCAACAGAGGGATCTTCAACAGCTTTTAGCTTTCGATCCTTGTTCATTTTCTGCGCGACATGGTCAGGAAGATATAGTTTCTTCGACATCGTCTGCGTTATTCTCCAGCAGGGCCCTAATTTCAGTTCGTGTAAAAGAGAGGCCCCGTATCTCTCCTACCATCAATTTATAAGTTTCCCAATCTTTTGCATTGCCTTGGGAAAGAGACTCGGCAATTTCTTGTTCGCGTCTCTCTAGTAGCTTATACATATGTTTTGCAAAGTCAACAACATCCATGTTGGAAACATGTATGAGTTATATATATTCTTGTCAAGTAAACTATTCCTCTTCGTTGTATATGTTGTCAAAGATACGGTTAACATCCAGCGTGTAGTCTAGATCAGATTTAGAATAGTGGATGTTTTGTGATGGCTTAAAGTCTGGAGCGCCTTGTCCTGTGTTAAACCAAGCTGGATGAGTGACACGAACACGGTTGTTAGGCAGTGCTACAATGTTGCCGGTGTACTCCCCAGCATCAAGCAACTCTAACACATGGCTTTGTTTGTGTTGCGCCGGATCATCAGCAATTTCACTATCAGTATAATCAACAGTAAACATATACTTCGCTGGGTAAAACTCACTGTCCACCTTTGCAAGCCATGGACAGGGCGTAGCTCTATCCATCTGATAGACTGCATGCGTGTGAGATGAACAGTCCCACGGCTGCGCCTCATGTACGGGCATTGGTGTAGGCCACTCCTCGTATGGTGTGTCTGCAACCAACGCTGTTATAGGCATTCTAGCCCACATGGCGCCACCATGCACATTAGGTTCTCCCTCCATCTCAGCCTCACAACCCGTGAAGATAACTTGAAAGCTTAAACACCTATTAGGCATAGTGGTGACAGCAATCGCCATCGCATGTAGGAACTCTCCGTGGTACGCAGTATGGTTGTGTGTGTACTCACGCCGCACCCAGCATTTAAAATGCGGGATGTTACTTTGTAAAAATGACATTTAAAAGGTTCGGCTCCCTGGGGTTCTATCTCTTGAATCTGAACGACGCATTAATCCACCGCTTGCCATGCCCTTGGACATAACTCGACCGCCATTCGCCATACCTTTAGCTTTAACTCGACCACCGTTTGCCATGCCTTTAGCTTTAACTCGACCACCGTTTGCCATGCCTTTAGCCATAACCTTGCCGCCATTTGCCATGCCTTTAGCCATAACCTTGCCGCCTCTAGCCATACCTTTAGCCATGACTTTGCCACCTCTAGCATAACCTTTGGACATAACCTTGCCACCTTTAGCCATGCCTTTAGCCATAACCTTGCCGCCACCCTTGTACTCTGGAACACCATCTTGTTCCGGCATACGCAGGTTTCCATCAGAGTCGTAATACTCAACCCCTCGTGGCCGACCGTAGTTTAAAGCTTCAATGACTGCATCATCGATGCTGTCCTTCATGTCCTCGTCTTTAGACTTTGGCCGAAGCTTTGGTCTAATTGATTTCTTAGGTGCTGCCATGGTTCTTCTCCTATACCATTAGTTCAAAATGTGGGCCGTCAATAAAAGGTCTACGGCCCTGGGTTCTTCTAGTATCAATGTACTCATTCATGGCATCTTCCATAGTACCTTCGAACTGAGCTATGTTTGATATGTGCCATGCGGCACCCCAGCGTAAAGGAACATCTACTTCTCTAGCGGCTTCAGCCATTGCATCCGCTAAATCATCATAAAGGTTTAATTCCCAAGAACCACGACTGCCAATGTAAGCCATAAGGTCTACGGCATAGCCTTGAAGATGTTTAGATTTCATTGTTTTTGATGCGCCCTTGGCAACAAGTTCTTTCTGCTCATCAAGAGTTCTCATGCCACAAATCACGCCGAAGTCGATCTTCGTCTTGTGAATGGCAGATTTAACCACAGCCACAAGCCGTGGATCTAAACCCTCCAGCTTGGCTTCGCTTCGTGAGCTTAGTTTAAAAGTCATTTTTCTATCCTTACGTTTAAGCAAGCTACAGCAATTCCGTTGTGTGTTACCATAATCTCTGCACGTTTTCTATTCTTTTCGCAATCCGCAGCATTGGTGTACACAGCTAATTGAAAGTGTTCTACAGGTTGCCCCGATATTAACTGCATCCATACCAGTACCCACATCAATTGGAGAACTTCTTCTTCAACCATAGTACAATAGCAAACACCACAAGTCCGTAAACTGTAGCCACGGTGACATCAATTAAATGCTCACGCATATGGTATATAAACTCTATGCCTGCTTCAACATCGCTACCACCCCCTGTACCAATGTTGATTGTTTTAGTTCCTATTGAGCCTACTGTTTGGCTTATCTCGATATCGTTTTCCATGAGACCCTACTTAGTTCTCTTCTTACTTGAAGACTTTGACTTTTTCTGGGTCAACAATTTTCGGGACGCAGTATGCTTGGATTTGGTTTTGTTTTTGGAACCTTTGGGTCTGCCACGTTTGGCCGGTGCTTTCGATCCAGTTGGCGTACTCGGAACAAGTAACGATACTGTTCCAGTAGACTTCTCCGTTTGCGTCGTGGACTTCCCCATCAACAACGACAACCAAAAGGAAGGCAAGAACCATTTCATCTTTACTTTCATTAATACACCTCGTTACTTCGTTAAATTTTTTGTCTTTTCATATGAACGTAAACCACCAATTCCTAACATCCCACCTAGAACCGTAAGAAGAGTACTCATATCAAACTCAGGTAAATCAGGTAGATCTACCCCAGAGGCCGTTAAAACAAAAACTAATAGTGGTTGAAGCACGAAGTGGTATCCAAACGCGATGGCGCAAATCCACCCCACCGCAGGGCGCCAACCTCCCTTGAACAAGCTGCCAGAGGCCGCTTCAGCCTTGTTAATCTCTAACTGAGAAAGCAAAGCTTGCTGGGCATGGGTGTCGCTCATGGTCGCTATCTCATGGGCCAATTGAGCCTTTTGATCTTTGTCCTCGATGACTTTGTCTAAAATACCCGTGACAGGGCCAATCAAACTTGAAATGATACTCACTTCTTTTTCCTCTTTTTCAACACAGTCTTCAACGTTCTAGCTTGACCAGCGTGTAACTTGGACGCTTTCTGCAAACCCTTTATAACTTTCTTTATCTTTTTGTCCGTCATTTGGTTTCACTCCTATCGTCATATTGTATAGATGCTTTCTTCTTATCAGCCTTTGCGGAGTACGCATTAAACCCCATAAACGCAGCGACAACCCCACTAGCCGCGATTACATAGACTGAAGCAATGTCTGTTATAAGAGTAGCTGCTTTGTCAAAACCCATCATCGAAGCAAAAAGAATTATTAAAGGGTACATCAGCATGCCTGCCAAAGCAAAGCCAGTAAACCTTCGCTCCGCGTTACGCTTGAGATCTTTATCAACCATCTCCAAACGTCTGTCTTCAAGAGCCAAACGGTTCCATTCGTTACGATCAATACTTCCGTTACCGTTTGTATCTGCTTTATCAAACTCAGTCACGGCTATCTCTCCATCTTGCATAACTCAACGCAATGTCTTTATACCTGCTTATTATAACTATTTTTCCGTTTTTGTCTACAACGACCCATTGTGGCGTCCTAGTACGGCCTGTGTAGGTAACGTAAACAAACATAAAAACCCGTCACCACTTGCCTCGACCTTTGCCAAGAAAATAAATAACAAGAATTAATATCGCAACGGCGGCACCTAAAATTAAAACGCCTAATGTTATATCTATAATTTTTTGTCTCATCTCTTCTTTAGCATAAACCGCATCACGTTGCGCTTTACGTTGTTGTGCCTCGATCGCCACGATTTCATTCCAAGCTGCCGGTCCATACGTCCAACTGATATGAGCCCGAAGCTCCTCACGCATTTCTTTTAACTTCTGTTTTTTAGTCCATATGTCCAACGCTGAAGCCTGCGTGTCGGTAAACATTTTGTACATTGGAGGTTTTTTGGCTTTCTGTTCCAAAAAATCCATGTCCGCTACAGCCTTACTCCACGTCGAAAGAGTTTTGCCCATTGACGTTATGTCTTTGCCAACAGCTATAGCTTTCTTCAAACCAGAAAAAGCCGCTGTAGCGGCTGTCATTGCAGTAATTGGATCAATCATGGGACCTGCTTTCAGCCTCTTCGATTCAACCCTTGGCGCTGAACCTCTATGCGCTCCCGATTTACGTCATTCCTATTGCCAGCAATGTCCTCTTGGCTCTCAATCTTTGCAGCATCCGTTACAGCACGTTGCTCCATCTTAGCAGCCTCTAACAATAACTCTGACTTGTCGGTATTTGATTTTCGTTCAGCGTCCTGTTGTTTGACTGCAAGCTCTTGCATGCGGATCTGTACCAGTGGATCAGACATTGGGTCCTGACCTGGCGGTATTAAGTCCGCTAATGTAGCCTGCATAATTTCTAATTGTTGTATAGCTACAAGTTTCTCCATCTCAGCAGGGTTTTGCATCTGCTGTTGCACTTCTGCAATCTGCTGTTGAGCCGCATTCGGATCAAGTGCGCCCATCTGAACATTCAACTGGACTTGAGAGATTAAGTTTTCAATCTCTTGCGTCACACTCTGACGTGCTTTTTGTGCAATATGTTCTTGGACGTGGGCGTAGAAGGTCCCCATAACTTGTGGAGAGGTTGTAACTAGAGGGGTCTTCATGAACATCACATGTATTTTTATGTGTGCATCATGATCCTGATCAGGGAAAGACTGCAACAATTCACCCATTAAAGCACGAGCGTTCTCAACCGCGGGGTCAAGTGGCTGTGGTTGTGGTGTTGGTGGCAGGATCTCGTCTATGTTTTGTACTTCTAGAGCCATATACATGCGACGATACGCCGCATGCAGATTGTGCATCTGTGGGTTCGACTGAGCTAATTGCAACTGAGTTTGCGCTAAAGTAACACGTTGAGCCATCGAGAAGATGTTTGGATCACTAACCGGTATGATATCTACACGCCCGTCAAAGTCCGTCGCCATAATTGTACGTTCGGCGCCGGCCACGTCATACGGATATTCCTGTGGTAGGTTGTCGGCAAAAATCCGCGCAAGAATGCGAAACTCTGTTTTCTGTGCGTAGTGCAACCGTTTGTGGATTGCAGACATAACCTTCATGCCCCGCTCCAGCATAGCCATCGTTGTGCCAACCGGAGTCTCTTGGTTCATGTTGTTAGTCTGTTCGTCTGCTAAAGAAACAAACCGGCGTCCGCCCTCAATCAGCGCGCCCAGAAGTTGCGCTAGAGTAGCTGAAGGTTCTTTGTACGGTAGAGGAATGATAGAGTCCCGAATGTTTCCACCAGGAGCATCAATGTCTCGCCATTCTCCAGGTTGTAAAGGTTCGTCATCGTTACGAACCTTTACCCCCCGAGCCTTGAAACCCGCTGGGAGGTTTGCGAGTGTTCCGGCATCGATCAACTGGCGTAGGATACTTGTGGCTGCACGTCCTAATCCACCAATCATATGGATCAAACCGAAGCCATAAAAACCCAACCCAGGCATAAACTTGTAGTGAACAAAATACTGACGCTTTTTAGCAAGGTCAGTTCCCTCGTCGTAGTTCCTGCGTACTGACAGGATATCGCCCGACGATTCATCTAATGTAACAATATACGGAAGTTGAATACCCGTAGGCTCTCCGTTAGGATCCATGTCCTCAAAACCCTCAAGGTCCAAATCAACATGCATCTCCAACAAAGTATAAACTTCATCAGTATAAGTCTTGGATACACCTTGAATCTCGTCAACCTTCTGACGAACCTCGTCCGGCTCTCCGTCTCCAACCTTTAACTCAACATCACGATAGAACCCTGCAACCTGCATCTTGCGAACTTGGTTGTAGTCCATACGCAAAACATGCGTGACTCTAGATGCCGTGTTTAAATCTGACGCCGAATAAGGCACAACCAGATCTTGTGCCGGAATGAACTTCGCTACAGACCGTTGCTTGGCCTCGTCAAAGTAAACCTTCTTAAATGTAGAGCCCGATAACGGTAAATAAAACAACAGTTGATCCATGTCGGGATCGTATTCGTCCATGACTTCCATGATCTGGTAGTTCATGTATGCTTTTACGCGGTGCGCTTGAGCCTCACGTTCAGAGTCCTGCTTACCCATCACCTGAGTCTGAACAGGCCCACCAGCCGGTAATAGCTCCTTGTAGGCTTGTGCTTGGAATTGGGTCACACTCTCCGCTATAAGTGGGTGAGTGACACCAGAGGCCCCTTGAAACGGCTCTGTGCGCTCTTGCTGGCGAATGCCTAGCTGATCTAAACCTTTTGTGTACGCTTCTTCCCAATCAGAACGTGAATCCTGATCCTCTTGATACGACGATCTAAGCTCAGAAGATAACTCCCCCATGTATCCGTCGTCTAAAAACTCAGCGAGATTAACGTCATGCTCCATAGGAGCCTCGGCCTCGGCTTGCTCAATCATGTCCGCAAGTGCTTGAACCATCGCAGTTCCGTCTGCGTTCTGTATAACTTCAGCCCCGCCAGAGAAATCTTCCGGAGTATCTAAGGGAATGTCTACCGAAGGCAGCATGTCATCAGGACCGCCCTGCATTGCGCCGGTGTCTACAAGTGAGCCCATGGGGCGTGGTGGCAAAGCCATCAATAATACTCCCTTTTCTTAGGAACGAAGTCGTCCCCTAGGTCTTCGCCGTTGAGCGATATAAAACCGCCCTGTCGAAAACGCATCAGTGCTAGTGTCATGCTATCACAATAGTCGTCATGATCGCCATTAGGAAATGACACCACCTCTTCTATAACTTCATCAGCAAACTTTTTGTCCGCTGGTGCCCACACAACACCCGCTTCAAACAAGGGGGCAACCATGTGCATTCGTGTCACCTTATCACGACCTTTGCCTGGTGAGAACCCTAATGCTGGTATTCCTCGCTGTCGTAACTCGTCAATCAACGGCTGACCGCTGGCCTTGGCCTCTACAATTACCATGTCTGGGTCCCAGTATTCGTGTTCTTCGTAGGCAACTTCCTTTAACTCAGGGAAGTTCCACCTTCCGCGCTGGGCGTCTAGCAAAACAACGTTGTC